TCATATGGTGATCGAGATCAAAGGTGGCGTCACGCAGTCATCACAGGGCGACCTGGCATGTCATCACAGGGCGACCCGGGGCTGACAACAGCGCTGCGAGACGAGGCCCTTATAGTCATATAGTTAAATAGTCATGCAAACTTACATCGCCCTAACCCTTTATCTATTATGTATACATTTACACTTTTGATAACAGTAGTAAACCAATATGACTATATGACTATTCCCTTGCCGCGCCTCGCCTCCAGCCCCACGTCGTCTCGACTATTACATGACTAGCGCTCAACTATTTTGTGGATAACTGAGCTAAAATGTCGCAGGCATAAAAAACTTCTTTACGTCTGCCCAAATCAGTGAGAGAGTAACATATCCACACTGTAACGAATATGACTATAGGAGCCAGGACCATGTGGGATAATTACAGACTGACCAAAGGCGAGCGCGCGGCTATAGATTGCGCGTGGCACGCTGTGTATCGGCTAACCGGCCATGACTATAGAACCGAGCGCATGACCAAGGATGAGGCCAAAGGCTACGGCAACAAGCATGACGCCATTGGCATTGCAGGCGCGCGAGCGCTGGCGGTCAAATGGTTTCATGGCGGGACGCAATCTCCTGATATAAAGTTGGCCGATTATTACTTTTGCCGTCCAGCTGCTATCTGGTTTACAGGTTACGGCGCAGCAAAAGCTAACGTAATAGGCGCTGATGAGTTAGCCATATTAGAAGCCGGCATCGCCGCGCATGAGGCCGCGTTCAAACGTATGATCGACGAAAACCGCATAGCAGCATAACCACAGGCGGCGCTTCACGGCGTCGCCTATTTTGTAACGTATCAACATAGGAGCAAACGACATGGAAAACGCAGCAGATATTAAAGCCTGGGCCGAAGAGCAATGGAACGGCAAGCTGATCCATGCCAAGCATCGCAATGTGTTTTCACAAGGCGCGGGCGGCATACGCGTGCAGGGCGGCAGCGCGCCGTGGCACAAATCAAAAGAGCAAAAAGCCTATGAAGCGCGCTTCGGCATTTACAATAAAAAGCTTGTGCCGATCATCTTGGACGAAGCTAACAAAAGCGACGCCAGCTATATGGTGATCGGTGATCGCAAGCTAACCGGCCCAATCTACACATGGCCGAAAACCGAAGCGCCGGCCAAGACAGAACAAGCGCCAGCCATACCGCGCAAGCGCGTGCCAAAGGCTAAACTAGAACACGCCGCGCGAATCATCTCCAAAGTCCCGCCGGACGAGCTGGCGACGTTCCTTGCCAAGTTCGGCTTGTCGCTGTCGCTGGCGGTCAACCTAGTATCGCTCGGCGATCCGACGATGATCGCGCGTCAATTTTTGCGCGCAACTCTCTAATCTGGAGAAACTACCATGAAAATGCTTTGCGACATGCAGACGATCAAACAAGCGTTGCGCGATAAATACGCGTGGCCGGGCGGATATCCGCTCTATCTCGTGACCGCTGACGGCGAGGCGCTCTCAATAGACGCCGCGCGCGATAATTGGCGGGAGATATGCGCCGCGCACATGCGCGCCGGGTTCTATGATCGCGAATGGTTTATAGCCGGCGTCGCCATCAATTATGAAGACCCGCAACTCTATTGCGCCCATACCGGCGACCGTATCGAAAGCGCTTATGCGGAAGACGATAATGCTGACGATTGAGATTGAAATAGACCAGCTAGAAGCGCTGCTAGATCATCTATCCACTGTGCAGCGCTCGCCGCTGCTGGACGAAACCTATAAGACCCTATTCGACGCGCACACTAACGCGGCGGAAGAGTATTGGACAACCATCTGGAGTGGCGAACAATGACCTACCATATTGAATATGAGCTAGACGAGTTCCAGCCGTGGCCTGGCATGGCCGTCTATGCCTATGGCGTCGCGACCATTTCTTATAGATGGGAAGGCCGCGACCGAGACACCGGCGACGACGCCGGCCCATACGACATAGAGCTGGAGCATCTGACGATTAGCGCCGATAAGGCTAAGGAGCCCGACCGCTGCATAGAACAGACCGATCCGCTATTTTTGCAGGTCGAGGCCATCCTATGCGCCAGCCGCGACGTGTACGCCGCGTGTAAGGAAGACTATGAAAGCTGAAATACTCGCATTCGCCATCGGCGCAGCGCTGGCAATCCCCGCGCTCGCCCTATTCGTAACATATCTACTGGGGGGCTTATGATTATAACCCGTCAATGGGCCATGCCGAACGCCAACACATTCAGTATAAAGCCCATCAAAAAATTAATCGACACCCATATCGCCATGCAAAACGTGCGGCATATGCTGCTACCAAGCAAAGGATGGATCGACCCGTTTTCGCGCAACAGCCCGTTTAAGGATAAAACGACCACAAATGACCTTGACCCGTCGTTTGAGGCTGATTTTCACCTTGAAGCGCTGGAGTTCATAAATCGCTACCCCGACAACAGCGTTTCGGGCATTTTGTTCGACCCGCCATATAGCCCCCGCCAAATCAGCGAATGTTATAAAGGCATAGGGCGGGCCGTCCATATGAAAGACACGCAGGCGTCGTTTTACAGCGACCGCAAAGACGCGGCGGCGCGGGCGCTTATGCCGGGCGGCTTGGCGCTATGTTTCGGCTGGAATAGCCAGGGGTTCGGCAAATCGCGCGGGTTTGACTTAATAGAAGTAATGCTAGTCGCCCATGGCGGCGCGCATAACGACACCATCTGCACAGTGGAGAGAAAACTATGAGCCGTATGAAGGATTACTTTGAGTTTAGTCAGCTCTTACACTGGCTGTCGGACGAGGCGCTTAACATCCTGCTAGAGACAGAGCAAGACGATTACCGCGCCAAGATCATAATGAACGAGCTGGAGAAGCGCGGTCATGCTCCGGCTTGATCTCGACACCAAACCCGGCGGCCTGACGGCGCGCTGGCGAGTAGGTAAGGGGCTGTCGCTGCATCGGCGCGACGGCTCCCTAATCCTAACCATTAACGCGCCCTATGCCGACGAGCGGGCGCTTGTGACAGCCGCGCACGCGCTCAATTTTATGTTCCGAGGTCAACATGGTTCTAACGCCCTATCACCTAGTCCTAGCCCGACAAATAAAACAGATAACGCAGGAGACGGCCGAGAAGCATAACATCTCCACCGAATACCTTTTAGGCCATAACCGCCGCGCTGGCGTGGCATGGCCCCGGTTCGAGATTATGTGGCGCGCGCGTAACGAGCTAAACGCGCCGCTCCAACTCATCGGGCAAGTGCTAGGCGGGCGCGACCACACGACCATCATGCACGGGATCAAACGCTATGAAAATCGGTGAAGCCATGGCAATCTTAATCGCTGTTTTAATCGAGCTGGTGTTGGGGCTGAAATGACGTTCGAAGAGCAATATCAGGCCATACAGGCCGTAATACCTGACCTGCCGCGCGATGTGCCGGCCTATCAGGTCAACCCGCCCCTATGGGCTTTTTGGCGCACGGTAGAGCCATGGGCGCAAGAGAACCCTGTCTTTACTGAAATGGAGATCGTGCGCCGGCTGGACTTGCTTTACATGGGGCAAGGCGTCTGCTAAAAAGGTTTTGACACAGGCTTGTGTCGTTTCGTCCCTATGGTGACTTAGCCCCGCTTCGGCGGGGTTTTCTTTTAATAACCTAGCATGTCCCGCAAGCGGTTTAAAAAGCCCGGCTGATACTCTGGCCCTTGCGGCGCGGCGTAATCACGCCCGCCAGCAAATGTCGCGTCAGGCAGGCGCTGAAACCCCTGCGGTAAGATAGGCGCAGCGCCCGGCATTGTGCCAGCCATCGACTGTCTAAACTTGTCCATGAATATCTGACGCCGTTCGGCGGCATCAGGCGAAGGCATGTAAAATTGCTGCATGGCCGCTTCATATTGAGGCTGCGTGTAATAATAGTTAGACCCTGCTGGCGCAGGCATTGGCTGGTTAAGCCGCGCCATGATTCCGGCAATGTGCTGCCGGTAATCCATATCCTCGTCTACTGGCCCAGGGGCGTTTGGGTAAGCCATTTTGTTCTGCTCATACCGCGCGCGCTGCATCTCAGGACCGTATTCGACCCCACCTTCCACACCGGCGGCTAAACGTGCTAAGACATTTCCCTCCAATTCTTTGGCGGTCAGTCTTCCTCTGGGTTTATCAGCCATGAACGAGTCCGAATATGAGCGGCGCTTGAAGGCGCTACAGCAAGAAGTGTCCGAGTCATATCTTAAAGGATATAACGAGGCCAGGCAACGCGCCCAATGGACTATAGCGGCGGCCGTCGATGAAAGCACCCGTCTACGGAACGCGCTCGAATGGGCGCTAGACGAGGTGCAGGACGAAAACCGAAGAGTCCGAATTCTTGCCGCAATGCATAGACGGCAACCAACCAATCACGAACGAGACTGACCATAGCCTAGGCCCTCCAACAGCTCGCGGGCCGTCTCATGAGCGTGGCATAGCCCCTCGACGATCTCCGGCGGACATTCATCGTCCCCCGGAGTCGCCGCCCAGTCAAGGTAAAGATCAAGCTGATCGGTTAGATTGGCCAAGACATTCATGAAAACCGGATAGGCGTCAATTTTTAAGTGCGATGACATTGTCCCTCGCCTCCGGTTCGACCATCTCGCGCAGCTTGGCTTTGGGCAAGGACGCTAGTTCGGGCCGCACGAATATGTGCCGCTTCGACGTGTATTTCGGGGACATGCAAAGCCCTTTGTCAACCCACCCGGCTTCCTTCAAGGCATGGTGAAGCGCCGGCTGCACGAGCCGCATCCTTATATTGTCCGGCGCGGTCTGGCCCATTTGCCGAATAATCTCATGCCAAGGGCCGCAAATAACGTCTACATTAAACGGCGCTTCCTGCTTTTCGATCAGATGATAGATAAAGCTCTCCGCGTTGCTCATGCCGACATAGATTAGCTTTTGCTTATAGTCGGTCATCGGCGGAATAGCTTGGGGATTAAACGCCGACACGTCTCGCGTCCGTAACCAGCCCGCGACCGCCTCAAAGCCGCCGTTGTGATACCAAGACCAGATCCGCTTGGCTTCTTCGCCCGTCATCTTGTCCGCGTCCGACCATACGCAGAACCATCGCCGGTCGTCGCTGTCGAGCGTGATCGGCATGTCCTCGTTGGTAAACGCCAGCATAAAGAGACGATTGACCATCTTATAAGGATGCAAGCCCTTACGGTTGATCGTCAACATTTCCGGCGGCGCGGCAATGATTGGCTTTAGTCTGTTCGCCAGCGCCCGACGATCTTTCGCTTCCGGCTCCTTCAGCTCATTAAGAACGACGATTTCAGCCTCTAGCTGATAGCCCCATTGGCTTGTCAGACTGTCATTGTCGATCAGACCTTTGTTCTTCTCGTGCGGGCCGCACACAGACCAGATAAACGGAGCCCACATCGTATCCTTGCCGCAGCCGCCCTTACCGCCGTGCAGGATCGCGTGGTTAACTTTCACGTCCGCGTGTTGCAGCTTATACGCCATCACGTTCCAGATATGCTCAAGCTCTTGCGCGTCCGGCACAAGCCGCTGGCAATGCTCTAGCCATGGCGTCGGATCGTAGCGTGTCGAAATAGCAGGCCGCGCGTCACGCCAGACGTTGCCATAGACAAGTCCGTCTTTGTGAACCATCCAATCTTCGCCGGCGGCGTAGGTCAGACCTTTGAGCGCGTAGCCGCCCATCGCCTCACGCTGCTCGTCAAACCAGATCGACGCCTCAACCTTGCGCGGCTTTTCGCCGGTCGACCGGCAGTCAATGTGCCGGAACAAAGCATTGAACGCGCGCCGGCTGATCTCGCTGCACGTATCCTTGTCAAAGTAAGCGTCATCATCGACGATGTAAGCAAAGCGCTCATGCCAGCCCGCGCGTTCTTCACGTCCGGCCTGTTTATCCTCGACCTCTTTAATGCGCACAGCCGCGTCGTTTTTGAACTCTTCAGTCGGCGTCAGTTTGTTAATCTTGCTGGTATAGTCGGCAATGAGATCGTCACGCAGACCTGGGAGGGTTCGCGGCCCACCCTGTTCCGCCACCCAATCGCAAAAGAACTTGCTATCAAGACCGTCGCAATGACCGTGATAGCAACAGAAACTACGATCCTGCGGCTTATATCGCGCCTCAATCTGTCCATCGGTGTGCGCCTCATGGTTAGGGCAAACGATACCACACCAGCCCTCTGCGTTTACGCCGGACGTAACAAGGCTATGTTCGTTCAACCACGTCAGCACCGTGTCATTGCCAGTGTCCTTTACGCGAAACGTAATAGCCCGCGCTGTGCCAGTCTCAGCCGGTGTAACGCCAAGCGCTTCGCATATCTGCGGCAGCGTAAACTCGCGGGCGGGATGGAACTCTACCTCGCGGCATACAAACGCTTCGCGCCCTGGCTTGACGTTTACGGAGCCCGGAAGACGACAGTTACGCACGGCGTTAGTCGCGCCTTCGTCCGTGTAGCCAGCCGCCGCAATGGCGTCCAGCGCAGCACAATGTTCCTCCACTGTTGGCTGTTCAGAGTAAGCATACCAGTATTGATAATTGCCGGGGCTCGTCTCGACGATAGCCGTGGGAGCTAAAGGAGGAACGCGGCTTTTTGTGCCAATATCGTCTAGCATCATAAACAGCACATGCGTGCAGTTCGCCATGCTGGCGGACGGCTTCTCACGCATACGATCCATAATAAAAGAGCCGGTGTTTAGAAACCAGCTCTCGCCTTCTTTGCGCTTATGTTTCGGCAGATAGGCCGGCCACGTATACTTAGGCGAGCCGTCTTTATGCAGCTTGCCAGTGTCGATCTGTTTAACGATCAGCGCTGTCTCGCCAGCCGGGGCGAGTCCGATAAAATAATCAAACAGGGACATGTTTTTGCTCTTCTTGCACGATTTCAATAAACTCAGTCGAGCCGGCGTAATTCCAGCCGCCGTCTAACTGCCAGCGAATGTTACGCAAATGGCCGCACGCAAACGCATTAAGAAGCCATGACAGCACACGCGGGTTCATGCGCTCGCCAGCTTCGATAAAATCTAGGTAATGCTCGCCCTTTTTCTGGCGCGGCACGACGATCACGCCGCATTCATTCGGCTTCATCCATATCGGGATCTGATCGAACTGTAGCCAGCCGCAGTGAAACGTCTGGCACGGGTCATGCGGGCGGTCATCATACACGCCGCAGCCCTTACCCGTCTTATAATGACACGGCCGTCCAGGCCAAAAGTCATGACCAAGCGCGCTCCCGCTGACCCAGCCCTCGCAACACTTGTTGCAACCGTCACACGCTCTCATCCCTTCTCTCCCAGATAAGCGGCGCGGGCGGCGCGGAGGTCGCCAACCGCTACGGTAATATCAATGTCGCAATAGCGTAGACTGTCTGCGTCAAGTTCTTTGGCTATGTCAGCGAACGGCTTCAGCGCCGCTTCCAACTCAGCGATGCGGGCGGCTTGGTAGTTCACCATCCACTTCAACTCGTCTTTAGATACTATCATCATTCTCTCCCAAAGCGGCGCGGGCTTTAACAAGGTGATAATTCCACACCATGCTATATTCTTCCTCATCCAGCGCCGTGTCTGGGATTATTGGCTTCATCTATCACCGCTTCAAGTTCCGCGATGCGGGCGGCTGCGTGTCCGCCATCCATTTCAAAGGCGTCTAGCCTTTCTTCCAACTCCGCGATACGCTTCTCTTGGCTACGGATAAGGCTCATCGCCTGATGGCAAGCGCCAGCCTCGCCAGTGTAGCCTTTGGCGTTGAGCTAATCTTCGACGTTCACGAGGTCTGGATATATGTTGGCGTGGTTAGTCATTCTTTATTCTCCAAAGCAGCGCGGGCGGCGTCGTCATCAAACTACTCTATGCGAATGATATTCTTTTTCGGCTTTGGCTCTTGCAGCCGTCGCCGCCTCCCGCGAATCAAAAAGCCCCAAATGGATCTGACGATAGTTATCAAATATATACGCGCGCCATTTACTACGTTGATGATGCCACGCCACACCTTTGTAACCGCTCGTGTTATGCTTATGCCGGCGCACATTTTGCATGTTTTGCCGCCGCGTCGCTTCGCGTAAGTTAGCTATGCGATTGTCTAATTTATCCTCGTTTATGTGGTCTAAATCACCCTTAGGCCACACGCCGTGGACATAGAACCAAGCTAATCTGTGCGCCATATAGCGTTTTTTATCTATAGATATGACGAGATAACCATGATTTTGAATCGTCCCGGCATATTCACCAGCACGATGACAACCATTTCGTCCTGTCGCCACGCGGCGAATAAAATCGCCCGAGCTTTTAACGTAAACAAACAATTCTGTAAGCCGTTTATGTGTAACCACGGCTAACCCTTTCCGTATCGGTTCATAATTGACGCCTCAACTTCTAGCGGCAAATCGGCGCACCAATCAGGAGGCGTGCACATAATCTCTTCTAATTTGTCTTTTGAGTCAAGCGCCTTTTCCACATCGCATTGCAGCACGATTTCATCGTGGCAATGTAAAACAGTTTCAAAGCCCAACTTATCAAGACGCCGCAGAGCCTCACGTAAAAGATCATGGGCGGTCGCTTGTGTGACGTTTTCGCAAGCCAGCCCGCGCCAGAGCCGACCCCGAGGCCACTCTTTAGCATCCGCCGCAGGCTTCCAAGACGCCTTTGAATAGGTGATCGAACCATCTTCTTCGAACCGGGCGTTCGGGTAACAAAGCACCCGGCCAGAAGGCAGAGCATACCAAAGGTGCTGTTTGTCGGCCAAGTATTTTATTTTACCCGCCTCAAACACTTTACCGGGGTTGCGCAGCGCACGAATGTAAGCAACCTCAAGATCAGACCAGAACGGCACTGACCACGGGTTAGCTTGACGCCATGCGTCAACCATCTTTTTTGCTTCAGCTTCAGGCAGATGCAAACCATAGACGCGACCCATCGCCGCAAACGCGCCGACACCGCCGCCGAATCCGCACGCAAGCTCTTGAACTTTACCGACTTGGCGCTGTGATTTGTCTACTTCGTCATACTTGACACGAAATGTAGCCGCAGCGTTCACAATATATGGGTCAAGTCTGTCGCGGAACGCCTGTAACTTATCCTCACCTCTACCGGACAACCACGGATTAACGCGGCCTTCGATGGCTGACCAGTCTGCGACGACGAACTGCTTGCCCTTTTCAGGTATCAGGGCTGGCCGTAACATACCTCGCAATACGTCTGTGACACGTCGTCCGTAACGAGGCACGATCGCATGGCCGCGAACCATTGAATGTCGCACGGCTTCCGGGTCATCGGCGCACTTACGTGTGAAGTTGTGGACTTGCGCACCATACGAGGAAGCCCGCCCTGTGGCTGATCCTCCCGCAAAGACGAAAGCCCCTCTAACACGGCCATCGTCACAAGCAAGATTATCAAGGCGATTAAATTTAGCAACAGAAGACGCCCAAAGATCGTCCGCGCATTGTATGACTTCTCTGACATCGGGAGGCACCTCTTCCGGGTCGTCTATGGCCAGTAGGTTGGCCCTGACGGTTTTGTCGATGGAGAACTTGTCGTCTCGTTCCATGAGCTTGAGGGCTGTCGGCCCCACCCGCTCTTGCACCCACAGTCGCATTCTAGGACTTCTAACAGTCGTGATCTCACCGTTAGTGACGGTCTTAACCGTAGCTTCGATCTCTTGTAATTCGTCAGCCGCATACTTGACCGCCGCGCGGCATAGACGCTGATCGACAAGAACGCCACGATCATTGATGCGCTCATTAACATGGTAGTCCTCCAACTCTTCTGGCGTCAGTTCCCGCATGGCTTTGCTGGCGGCGCGCATGGTGCGCACGTCTTGTTCGCAGTATTCGATAAGCTCTGGTATAAGATCGTCGCGGAAAGGGGGAATACAACAAGCGCGCACAAGAGCAGCACCACGGTGATCTTTTCGCATGTCCGTCCCGGCGAATCGTCCGACATCTTCTAAGCTCCCTGGCGCACAGTTCGCCCGCGCTTGCGCAGCGGTGCAGTAGAATTGTTCTAGCGGAATATCCAACTTAAGAACGTGCCAAAAGATAAGCCGCTCGAAAGCGGCGTTGTGCGCGCGAATCTGACTCTTGATTGACGGCATAGGCTCGCCCGGCCGCCATGTCTGCACAAGGCCGTCGTCATAAGCGTAAGACATGCAGAGAACGCTGGTCGAAGGATGACGGGCGTAGTTATATACGCCCGCCGTCTTTAGATCGCATTCACTCCGCGTCTCGAAATCCACCCACATGATAGCCAAGATACTCTCCATTAGGGCCGTTATAGACGGTCATGTTGCCGACCTTCGGCGCGCTGATCTGGCCGTAGGGCGTGTAGTAAAAGTTCTCGTTCGGATAGTTTAGTTCGGTTGCGACAGGTCCGTTAGGTCCGCCCCAGACTGAGACTTCCTGAGCGGCGGCTGATGTTGAGATGAATAAGAACGTGAACGCGATTCTAACCATGATACGAATACTCCCGAGAGTAGGCCGAAGCCGTAGAAGAAAAGATACAATGTTGTGTCAGTCAGCATTTCCAGCATATGCGCGCTTCCTTCTTACGTGCTTTTCATAATGGCCAACGGCGGCCAGTGACTTACCCATGCGCTCCGCGATCTGCCTTTTGTCCAGCCCCTGCGCTGCAAGATCAGCGTAGGTCTGTTGTAACGGCGACAGCTCCGTCACCGGCTGGCGCACAGGGCGTGGTTTAGGTGGCGTCGTAGTTTGCGGCACAGGCTTCAATGACCATCCGGCCTGACCTTGCTTTACATAATGGATCACGGTCGTATGATCTTTGTTGATCGACCGGCCAATGCTCGTGAAGCTGTATTTAGACCGAGCGCGGGCCATGATGCAGTAGACGCGACGCGCCTGCACGACATGCTGGCGGCTGTCACGCCCGGCAATGTCCGCCGGCACCACGTTATGCTCTTCGCATACCTCTAGCATGATCGCCCGCAGCGACGGCGGCATGTTAGAGATGCCGGAAAAGCTCAACAGCGGGCGCTCAACCGGACGCGGCAGTTTCTTGCGCGGCGGCGGCGGGGTTTTGCGTTTCGGTGGTTTGCGTTTCGGGCCGTCATAGCCCGCGTAAGGAAATAGCCAAGTCATCGTAATAACCCTGAAAAAGGGGAGAGCGTCTGGAGAGCGCTCTCCCCTCCCTATTATCAGCCGCGACGACGACGGCCGGTGTCACCAGCGGAGCCATCGACCGATTCGGCCGGCGCACCGTCGAGCGAGATCCAGTCTACAACGTCTAGGACCGGCACAAATGTGCGGCCATAAACCTTGTGCTGATAATGCTCAACGCCGAGTTTGACGACGGCGACAGGTTTTTCCTGATTCGCCTCGACCTGATCGGCAACCTTCATGGCGAGTTGGTGCATAGCGCGTTTGCCGCCGATTGATGTCGTCGAAAAACGTGCCTCAAGACCTTTATCCTCGCCGCTAATGCACTTGAGGCTCATGCCCACCTGCGCTTCCCATCCACGGGGAGCGCCAGGCGGCGGCGCGTCCATGACCGGCAACGGTTCAGTGATGCCGACCATTTTCTCACCTGCAATACAGCCTTCACCCCAAGCGATATAGCCGTGAACAAAGCTGAAAGGATTAACGGCCCAAAGACCTTCCTTATCAACTTCAGTCATGTCCGCGCCGTAGACCCAGTGGCCCGTCCGGTCCATCTTGAGGATGACCATGTTGAGCGCACCGGATTCCAAACCGCGAAGCGACTCAGCAAGAGACGCCGCCGTAGGAAGATTTGCGTTACCGAACTTTACGATATTTGACATTACCTTACCTTTAGGTTTGAGAAGGCCCGACGAATATCGGAGCCTATTGTAAGCACGGCAGGACGGGGATCGCTCTCCGGCGCTATCGTGTTACCTGTTGACATGGAAACGGTAAAACCTTCCGGCATCGCAATATGACGCTTTTTAAGCGCCTTTTCGATTTGTGCCGGCGATTTTAATTCCATGAACTCCGTGAAACCCAATCCCATTTCATTAAAAGTCGCTTCCGCCGTAACAGGATCAGCCCATTGGCGAGTGGCCCGTTTGGGCACGAGTTTCCATCCCGGCACTGGCGCGTTGTTCTCCAGCATCGTCTGGGCCAGTTCACGGACGCTTTTAGCCCACTCTTCCGCAAGGATCGCAAACGCCAGAGCATTGCCGACTTTCTCCACATCAATAGCTTTAACCTTCGTCGCAACCGCGCGCTCAAGCTGACCTGTAAGCAAAGGGCAGACAGGCTTACCGGCGCACCAACGACAATGGTCGCCAGCTTCAAACTTAGGGTTGGGCCTGAACGATGCCTGCACAGCGTCATACAGCGTGCGTTCGAACGCCTTGATACGACCGGGCGTCGTCACCCAACGCTTAACGTAAGGCGGCTGGACGATGACAAGTTCGATCTCGTCAACGCCTTCAAAGACCCAGCGCAATTCTTCCGTCCGCATTCCTGCGGCGGCATAAAACATTAGCTGTTCGTTTTCTTCGGCGTCTACCGCAACGCCATCCCCAAACTTCCAGTCGGTGACTATCGCACGATTGCGTATACGGCCAAGGAGATCAGTAGAACCGTAAACTCCGGCGAGAAAGTCGTTAAAATGGACCTGCACCTCCGTAACAAACTCAAGCTCATTATTAGGGTCGATCTGATTAAGTGAGTCAAGAGCGAGGATTAACTTCTCATTGTCAGGATAATCTTCAACCTTCGCGCCATGTGACAAGATCATGTGCATGGCGTCATGCAGACGCGAGCCTTCTTCGGCATATTTGCTGCTTGGTTTTTCAGGCATTTCCGCTTCAAGCTTACGTGAACCGTGGCATTTGATGCGGCGTTTGGCGGTCGAGCCGCCGACGATATTGCTGTGTTGCATCTTGCACCCTAGTTGACTGCTGAGGCTGCGTACCTTACTCTGCATCAAGGTCAAAAACAAGGGGGCAACGTGAAGGAATCGGAAATAGAGCGGTATTTCGTCTGGGCGGGAATTGGCCTATGCCGTAAAGCTGTCCGACAAGCCGACGCCACCGATGGCGCAGGGCGACCATTGCCGGTGGTGCGCTGCAAAGCCGATCTGCCCGTTGATGACGGGCGTAGTAGAGCGCAGTATCGCGCAGGCGGTCGCAACATTGCCCGCCGCGCAGATTAGCGAATACCTGGAGAAAGCCGATCAGCTTGAAAGCTGGATCAGCGATCTGCGTGCGCTTGCATTGCAGATGATGGAGAACGGGGCTAAGCTCCCCGGTTATAAACTTGTCGCCAAGCGCGGCATACGCAAGTGGGTTGACGAAGCGTCGGCTAAGGCTGCGCTGCTCGCTCACTTGCCTGAATCTGAAGTCGTCGAGTCGTCTTTGATCTCACCGGCCCAAGCCGAGAAGAAGCTCAAGAAGCTGAAGCTCGCGTTGCCGGAAGGCCAAGCCGTCTCGATGTCATCGGGTAGCACTTTTGCGCCGGTCAGTGACCCACGGCCAGAAGTGATTGATCTTGCACGGGCACTTAGTAAATTGATGTAAAGGAACCTAGAAATGTCCAATGTAGTGAAGTTCGGTAATGGTACGCTTCCGTCGGTGTCTTCCCTGAGCACCGCTTTGCGGTCTATCGACATTGATGTAGGCGCAGGTGGCGTTGCCCTTCTTAAGATGGATAAGGGCGGCCACTGGGTCTATGGAGCCGATCAGACTGAAGTGGAGGATGACGCAGAATGGGCCGTCAATCCGTTTAGCTTCGTTCA